ATTAGAATGCAATTAACTAAAAGATTACAAAATAAAAAAGTTAAAAAAAAGAACAAAAAGAAAAAGGGTAAGAAATAGTGATAAGATTAAAACCAAAAACACTACAAAGAATGTTAGCTAAAGCAGGAGATGCTGTTGTTGAAAAGTTTGAAGAACTTAGAGATAATCCTAAATATTATACAGATAAAAGCATACGTGGTGGTAAAGCTGATGAAGAAAGTGCTATTGGTAAAATAGAACAAAGAGATAGAACTGGTAGATTAAAATCTAAAGCTGAGATTATAGATGAATTAGGTAAGCAAAAAGGTGTTACTAAAGATGAAGAATTTATAGATTTAGGTGGTGTTGGTACAGGTAAAATGGGTTTTGATAAACCTGATGAAGATATTATAAGAGCAACATTTTTAGATAAGACAGGTAAAAGAAGATTTATGTCTTCTATAGATTTAGCTAATATAATTAGACAAAGAACAGGTATGACTAGTAAAGCTGCTACAGCAGAAGCTAGAAAAAGAATGGAAAAGTTTGATCTTGAAAAAGGAAAAGAAGTTACATTAAAAAGTTTAGGTGGTCCACAATTTAAAAAAAATGAATTTGAAAAGTTTGTAAATAAAGAATTAATACCTACAATAGATGCAAGTACAACAAAACAAAATAAAAAAAGTAATGAAACATTAAAAAAATACTTTAAAGATTTTGCAGATAGAAAGACAGGATTTTTTATTAAAGATGAAAAGATGTCTAAAAAATTTAAAGCTCCTGTAGGATCATATAAAAAATTTAGTGCAAAAAATTCTAAAAATTGGGAACAGGTAGAAGGTGGTGTAAGTCTTAAAGACGAATTAGCTAACTTTTTTGAATCTTCTGATTTTAATATTTTAACTAAAAAAGGTAGAAAACCTTTACAATTAGAATTAGATCCTAGACCTGAAGGTGCGTTACGAAGAGTATCTACACAAGAACCTGATCCTAGATTAAAAAAATTAAGAGAAGCACAAAGAGTTTATAGTTTAATACAAAATCCTGCTCAATTTCAACGTGTAGGTAAACAAGATGAATCAGTTCAAAAATTAATTAAAGCTTTACAAAAAGATAAAACTAAAGGTGACTTAACTGTAAAAAGAAGTGATTTATTAACCTATACATTAAATGCTATTGCTGATTTACAAAGTCCTGAAGGAAAACTAAGACAAGAAATTATAGATGTTTTATCTGAACCTATAGGATCACCAGGAGGTGCTTCTATAAGTAGATATGCAACACCTATTACTATAGATCCTAAAACAGGTAGATTAGCACAAAGAGCAACAAGAGAAGTTAGTGAAGATAAAACTAAAGAAAAATTAGCTAGAGTTCGTGGAGAATATGATCCTAGAGATGCAGAAGTAGAAGATTTATATACTGCAAAAGGAATGGAGTTTGAAACAGCTAATGTTCCAGATTTATTAAGAAGATTAGAATCAAAGTCTTTAATAAAAAGTATAGGTGCTTCTGGAGAAAGTAAAGCAGAAGTAAAACCATTTTTAAAATTTAATTATACACCAACTGAATTTAATAGATTATCACAGGAAGATCAATTAACAATAGAAAGAGCTACACAAATATATAGACAGGCTTATGCTGCTGTTGATAAAAAACTTCCTTCAAGAACTGCTGAAGAAATTGCAGAGGATGCCGTTTTAGATGCTATGATTAGAGAAGATCCAGGTAGTCCTATGACAACTCCAACTAGAGTTGATACTGGTCCTGCTAAAAGAGGGCAACCTTATTTAGGATTAACAGATGAAGAAGCTGGTATTAGATATAGTATGGAACCAAATTATTCAACAACTCAGTTTACTAGAGGATATACAAGACAAGATTTTCCTACAGAGTTTAGTCCTAGTGCTGCACGTCAAGGACCTCCTTCTGTGCAACGTAATATAAGTAGTCTTTTAGAAGATCCTCAAAGTTATGCAGGTAATGAAATACTAAGATTATATGCAGATATTTTAAGAAGAAAAAGAAATTTAGCTAAAGGTGGTTTAGCAGGACTAACTAAAAAGAAAAAGTTTGTACCTAAAATAGTTAAAAATAAAAAGAAAAATAAAAAGAAACAACAAAAACCTAGAGGTGTTGGTAAAGCACTTAGAGGTTATGGAGCAACAAATGCCTAAAAAAAGAAAAATAAAAGGTAAAGGAATGAAAGGCATGACTATTGGTGGTGGTCATAAAAGACCTACCAAAAGTGGTGCTGGACTAACAGCAGCAGGTGTTGCTAAATATAGAAGACAGAATCCAGGCAGTAAATTAAAGACTGCTGTGACAGAAAAGAAACCAACAGGAAAGAGAGCTAAAAGAAGAAAGAGTTTTTGTGCTAGATCTGCAGGACAAATGAAAAAGTTTCCTAAAGCAGCCAAAAATCCTAATTCAAGATTAAGACAAGCAAGGAGAAGATGGAGGTGTTAATTGTCATATCTAATAAGCAATATTCCACATTTCAAATGTTGGGTAAGAAAAGAGTTTACGCATAACCATATAAAGTATCATGGTGAACATTTACATGGTTTAGCGATTGCAGTAAATACAGTACCAGACAGATGTCTAAGTTTTCAAGTTGTATTTACTGGTATACAAGAAGAAGAAAATACAGTAGGTGGTGCAATGTGGGCACGTCTTCCAATCACAAGTTTGATTGCAGATGAAGTGCTAGAAA